GCTGGTCATCAATGATTTCTTCCTGGTGACGCTGTTTCAAATCCTGGTGGAGACGCCTCAGATGACGGCGACGGAAGTCTTGGAGCGGGCGCGGGAGAAGGGGGCGCTGCTCTCTCCGACGATGGGCCGGCAGCAATCCGAATCGCTCGGGCCGATGATCGAGCGCGAAATCGACGTGTTGATTCAAGAAGGGCTCTTGCCCCCGATGCCGCCCGCCGTCCAAGAGGCGGAGGGGCGCTACGTCGTGCAGTACGATTCGCCGCTCTCGCGCATGGCGCGCGCCGAAGAAGCGGCGGGGTTCATGCGGTCGCTGGAGACGGCGCTGCGGTTTGTGGAAGTGACGCAGGACCCGGCCCCGCTCGATCATTTCAATATGGACGAGATCATGCCGGACATCATGGATATTCACGCCATGCCGGTGCGGTGGCGGAACAGCTTGCAGGCGATCCAGCAGCGGCGGGAAGGGCGGGCGCAACAGGCGCAAACGCAGCAGATGTTGGAGGCGGCGCCGGCGGCTGCGAGCGTGATGAAGTCCGTCATGCCGACGCAGGCGGGGGCCGCGTAAGTGTCCGAGTCCGCGAAAGCCTACCTTGAGCAGCGGCGCCTTGCGTATCTTCGCACCTTCAAGGCAGAGGACGCGGATACTCGCGTCGTCCTGCACGACCTGGCGCGGTTTTGCCGAGCCGAGGAATCGACCTTTCATCCTGACGCCCGCGTCTCCGCGCAGTTGGACGGACGGCGGGAAGTCTATCTCCGGATCATGCAGCACTTGAATCTCACGGAAGAACAACTTTGGGCGGCGCTGGGAGCGCCTTAACACGGGAGGACTGAGTATGTGGTATCGATCGTTACAACAGACGCGCATGTGGGAATCCGCCGGATCTCCCGCCGGTGGAGCGTCGGGGGGCGACGCGGCCGGGAGTTCTGGCACAGCGACACCCCCCGCCCCGGCGGGAGGGACGGGCGCACCGGGAGCAACCCAGCCGGACGCCTTTAGTTGGGACGCGCTCAAGCTGGAGCCGGACGCGCACGCGCTGGTGATGGAGCGGCAATGGAAGACGCCCAGCGATGTCATTAAGTCCTACCGGAACCTGGAGAAGTTGACCGGGGTGCCGGCGGAGCAAATGTTGAAGCTGCCGAAGGGCGATGATCCGGCGGCGTGGAATGAGGTGTATAACCGGCTCGGACGGCCTGAGAAAGCGGACGGCTATAAGCTTCCGGTGCCGGAAGGAGATTCCGGCGAGTTTGCCAAGGTGGCCGCGCAATGGTTCCACGACGCAGGCCTGACGCAAGCCGGGGCCACGAAACTCGCGACGAAATGGAATGAGTATATGACGGGGCAGCAGGCGAGCCAGCGAGAGGCTGCCGCCCTCCGTGATACGCAGGACGTGGCTGCACTCAAGCAGGAGTGGGGCGCGGACTACGACCGGCATGCGGCGGTCGTCGATAAAGCGGCGGAAGCGTTCGGGATGACCTCGGAACAGTTGGGCGCGCTCAAGCAGGCGATGGGACCGAAGGCGGCCATGCAGTTCATGCGTAACATTGGGTCCAAACTGGGGGCGGAAGACAAGTCCTTCCACGACGGGCAGGCGTCCAACGGGTTTAACGCCATGTCGCCCGAGCAGGCCAACGCAGAGATTTTGCGTCTACGCGGGGACAAGGCCTTCGCGCAGGAATTCAACAGCGCAGACCCCCGAGTCCGGAGTGAAGCGCGGCAAAAGATGGCGCGGTTGTCGATCATCGCCGCCCCCGGCAGCAGAGAATTTTCGGGGAGGGGTTGACAAGTCAACGCAGATCCCGTATTGCGTGCATAACAGTTTTGTCGGGAAGTCTCACGGAGATCCGACACCGCGAGATCACCGGGTCCATCCACTGACGGGTGGGAAGCCCTTGCATCAACCAACAATGGTTTGTGGAGGGTTTCCCCCATGTCTGTCAATCTCCCATCACATTACGTCATTCAGTACAGCACCAACATCAACCTGTTACTCCAGGAAAAGGGCAGCAAGCTCCGCTCCTGGGTGACGGAAGGGTCTTACGTCGGCAAGCAAGCCTCGCCGGTCGATCAATTCGGATCGATTGAAATGCAGTCGGTCACGAGCCGCTTCGCCGCCATGGGCCGCGTCGATGCGTCCGTGGATCGCCGGTGGGTTTTCCCGAGCGACTACGATCTTCCGCAGTTGATCGACACCTTCGACAAGCTGCGGTTACTCACAGATCCCGAATCCACCTATGTCCAGAACGCGGTGTACGCTGCGGGTCGGCAGGTGGATCGGTTGATCCTTTCCGCCACGACTGGCACCGCAAAGACGGGCGAAGCGGGCGGGACCTCAACCAGCTTTACGGCCGGGAATGAAGTGGACGTGGCGACGGGCGGCACCAACAGCCGCTTGAATGTCGCGAAGCTGTTGGCGGTGCAAGAACTGATGATCGCCAACTCCGTCGATTTCTTCAATGAAGAGGTCGTGATCCCGTTGACCGCCAAGGACAACAGCGCCTTGCTGAATGAAATCCAAGTGATCTCCTCCGACTTCAACGGCATGGATAAGCCGGTCTTGAAAGACGGACGGATCACGCAGTTCTTGAACTTCAACTTCGTGTACTGCCAGTTGGCCGAGACGGTGATGGCGGGGACGAACGAAGTGACGGTTCCGGTGTGGGTCAAGAGCGGCATGCACCTGGGAATCTGGAACGATCTCACCACCTCGATCTCAAAGCGGAACGACCTGCAAGGTGAGCCCTGGCAGGCCTACGTCTACATGACCGCCGGCGCGACCCGGTTGGAAGAGAACAAGGTGTACGCGATCGAGTCCTATCGCTCCTAATAACCCGCCGGGGGGCTTCGGCCCCCTGGCATTACATTGAAGAGGTACGTACATGGCTATCGATCTGACCTTGAAGAGTGTTGCGGTGACGAACCGAGAGGCCACGCCAAAAGTCTTGAATGACGTGGGCAGCGGCGGGGCGGGCATTGTGCGCGAGGTGTCCAGCTATCTTGCGAGTGTGACGGCCTCGCTCTCCACCACGTCGATCATCCGACTGGTGGAAGTGCCGTCAAACTGCCGAATCAGTTCGGTGAAATTGTTCTCGGGGGCGCAGACCGCCGGCGCGTTTGACATCGGCCTGTATCGGACGAATGCGGACGGTGGCGCCGTGGTCGATGCCGACTTGTTCGGCTCGGCGGTGGATTGCTCCTCGGCCGTCAACGGGACGGACGTGATTTTGGAATCGGGGCAGACGACGATCGCCGAAATGCACCAACCGCTCTGGCAATGGGCGGGGTTGTCGGCTGACCCGAAGTGCATGTTCGACGTGGCGGCAACGTGTGCAGGTACGGCGGTGACAACCGGCACGGGCGCTCTGGCGATCAAAGTCCAGTACGTCCACTAAGAAGGAGTTGACCCATGGCAGATCACTACATTAGCTGGAACAAAGGCGACGGAATTAGTCCGGGGAACATCACAACCGGCACGTCCTCAACCGCAGCCGATCAGGTTGAGTTGCGGACTCTGGACGGAGCCGCCTTGACTAAGACCGATGTGCAGATGGCGCTTGAAGCGTTTGAAGCGTACTACGCCACGAATCCGGTGACGCCGTAACCCGGCAGAAGGAGCAGCAAATGAGCCTGATCGATACAGTAACCATGCTCGGAGAAGTGGCCCCCGGCTCCGCGGTGGCGGACGGGACCTCGCAGAAACTTCGGTTGGGGAAAAACAAGGAACTAATCGCAGGATTGGCGCACGGCAAGTATTATGAGGCCGCGCAGCGGGGCAATCTGTTCGTCGCGTATGCGATTGTCACCGCACCGGTGATCTGGTCCACGGAGGCGGGCACCGGAGGGCCGTTGATTTGGAACGGGTCCTCGTCGGTGAAAGCCTCCATCAAGGCGGTGGGTTTCGGTGTAACCACGGTCACGACCGTCGCGGCGGCAATCGGCTTGACCGGAGGATCGGGTCAGGCAGCCGCGCCTACGTCCACCACGACCATTGACGCGACATCGAATCTGCTCATGGGCGGGCCGGCCTCAGCCTGCACCGCCTACAGAGTCGGGACAACGGTCGATAACAAGTTCTTCCTTCCCCTGGCGCACGCGCACACCGGAGCCTTGACGGTGGACACGTTCGGGTTGGGATGGATTGATTTGGAAGGCGCCGTGGTAGTCCCCCCAGGGGGCTATGTTTCCGTGGCCGCATCCGCGACGGCGACCACATTGGTGCTGCAAGCGGCGATCATTTGGGAAGAGATCCCGATTTAAGCCCTCGCGCTATGTCACACCGGATGGCGTCGTGACGATGCCTTCCGGTGTGATCTCATAAAGGATGCACGGATATGGCGGTCATCGTTCCCTCAGCGGAGCAAGTCCAGGGCGGCGGCATCATGCTCGTGACATGGACGCTCGCAGCAGGCGACTACGGGCGGGATTGTAATTATCCCGCGTGGGCGGATCGGAATCTCCAGGTTGAAGGTACGGCGGACGGGGCCACGGTGGCGATCCAGGGGTCGAATGACGGAGTTAACTGGCGGTCGCTCACTGACATGGCGGGAAATTCGCTGGCGGCGCTCTCCACAGGGTCGATTCGGATGATCCAAGAAAACACGTTGTTGATCCGGCCCTATGTCAACGGAGGCACCGCCAACACGGCGATTGTGGTCACGATGCTGGCGAGGCGTCGCTGATGACGCCGGCGGAAGCGCTTGCCAACGCCGGGCGGCTCAAGCAGTTATGCCAAAGCGTGTTGGACGTGATGGCCGCCGTCGAACAACTGGGTTCGATTGAGCAAACGGCGCAGGAAACGCAGGGGCGTCTTGATCGGCTCCGTGCCGAAGAATCGGCGTTCCGTGCGCGGGCGGTTGAGGCGGAGCAGCAGGTGCACGCCGCCAAGGAGCACGCGAAAACGGCGCTGGCGCAGGCGCAGCGACAGGCCCGCGATATTGTCGAGCACGCGCACGCGCAGGCAGAGGGCGTGCGCGCGGAGGCAGAACAGCATGTCCGAGAGGCGCAGCAACGGCGACAGGACGCGGCGCAAGCCGAAGCGGCCAGTCAGCAGCAGTTGCGGCGGGT